ATGAGTGTATTAAACGATGTTAAAAAAACCGCACAGAGAGATTGGCATAGAGCCGATATTCTTGCGGAACTTCGTAAAAAAGGTTGGTCACTTCGTTCTTTGGCTAAAGCAGGCAATGTTAGCCATAACACGCTGAAGTCTGTTTTAGACAAGCCTTACCCCAAAATGGAACGCTTAGTTGCAAATGCCATAGGGGTTGCCCCTGAAGTGATTTGGGCTGGGCGAACAGCAGAACGCATTGAACGTAATCGGCGACCAACTTTAACTAATAAGTTTTAATCATAAATGATCTTTAACGTAAAAGATATAGGAGAAGAACATTTATGAGCGAATTAAGTTTAAAAACGCACTATTCAGTGGCTGAATTGTTAAGTTTTAAGTTATCTAGCCTACCAAGTGCTCATAAAAATGTGCTTGAGAAAGCAATAAGGGAAAACTGGCAATCTCAAAAACGCAAAGGCAGAGGCGGCGGGGTTGAATATGAATTAATCAGTTTACCCACCGAAGTCCAACAGGAAATCCGCACCAAGTTACTCAAACTTCTTCCTGCTGAAATCAGCAAAGGCGAATTGAGTGTAGTGCGACAAAACATTGATTTGGAGCAGATAACCGATAAACAACTTTCTACGGCAGATGCTCGCATTATGGTGGTGCGGTGGTTCTTGATGCAGGAAGTGCAGTTGGGGCTAAGCCGCACAAAAACGCTAGACCAAGTCATTGCAGCGGTGGCAAGCAGTGAAATTCCTGCTGAAATTTGCAAAGCGATTATGGCGGGCAATAGTAAAGCCGGTGGAAAGTTAAAGCTATCTAAACGCACCTTGCATAGTTGGGTGCTGGCGTATGAGGCAGGCGAAAATTCAGCGGAACGGTTAAAACAGATGATACCGCTGAAAACACAAAAACGTGCCGTGCCCGAGCGGTGTGGTTGGTTGCAAGCCTTTCTGCCGTTTTATCAAACCTTTAGCAATGTGGCACTCACACAGGCTTATGCTCAATTTGCAATGCAGTATGAGGGCGAAGATTTACCTACAGAGAGCCAAGTTCGGTATGCCTTGAAGCAGTTGCCCGATTATGTGGTGCAACAAGGGCGGAAAACCGGAGCAGAAATGCGGAATTTAATGCCGTTTATTCGTAGAGATGACAAGGTAATGGGGCTAAATGAATGTTCAGCTTGCCTGTATTCTCGGTGCAATAAAGCTAATGCTTAATGGTGCAGATGGTTGGGGTTGGTTATTGTTTATCGCAGTTTGTGTGTAATTTATGAAAATCAAAGAATTTGAAAAAGAACTGGAAGAATTACGGCGACAGTTACAACAAAATATCGAAGCGAGTTTTGAGGGTTGGGACGATAAACCCCAAGCCATTAGCGAACGCCGTCAAAAGGTTTTAGACCCTGTTCACGGCTTTGAGTATTTTGTGCAGGCTTATTTTCCACACTATGTGCGGTCTGAACATAAATCACAGTTGCATCATTATCTCTTTGAGAATTTACCGCTTTCGGTAAGTGATCTTTCTAAGTCAGTCCGCCAAGCGATTGCAGCCCCTCGTGGCGAGGCAAAATCAACGATTTGTACGCAATTATTCCCGCTGTGGTGTTTAGTCCGTGATTTAAAAAGATACATCATTATTGCGATGGACACCAAAGAACAGGCATACAGTATGCTTGAAGCTATTAAAGTGGAAATTGAATCTAACCCTCGTTTAAGAATTGATTTCCCCGAGGTTGCACAAGGCAAGGTTTGGCGTGCAGGTGTCATTATGACGGCTAAAAACCAAAAAGTTGAAGCTGTGGGGGCTGGGCAAAAATTGCGTGGTCGTCGCCACGGAGCTTATCGTCCGGATTTAGTAGTACTTGATGATATTGAGAATGATGAAAGCGTAGAAACACCTGCACAGCGTAATAAATTGCATAACTGGGTTTTAAAAGCAGTTTTAAAACTTGGTGCTGCAGGTGAAAAGTTTGATGTGATCTATGTCGGCACAATTCTACATTATGACAGTGTGCTTAGCCGTATTTTAAATACAAAAGGTTGGCGGCGAGTTCGTTTTAAAGCCATTTTACGCTTTCCCGACAATATGGCGTTATGGGACGAATGGGAAAATATATACCTCTCGGAAGAAGGGGACGATGACACTATGTCTGATCTCTTTTATCAACAGCATAAAGCAGAAATGGATAAAGGAGCGTTAGTCTCTTGGTTAGCTCGCCCTATCCTCTACTTGATGAAAATCCGTGCTAGTGATGGGCACTCTGCATTTGACTCCGAGTATCAAAATGACCCTGTTTCCGACGATGATGCAATTTTTGCCAATAGCATTCAATATTGGACGGAGTTACCCGAAAACTTGATCTATTTTGGGGCGTTAGACCCTTCAATGGGTAAGGCAGGGGCAAGCCGAGACCCTAGTGCGATTTTGGTGGGCGGTTATCACCGTGCCAGCGGAAAACTCTATGTCGTTGAGGCACAAATCAAAAAACGATTGCCGGATTTGCGGCACTCGAAATTGAATGGGCGTTTAACGGCAAGTTGTGGTATCCAAAGTCGGCAGTAGCGAGCCGTTTTTGGTTAAGGCAAAACGCCCAAAAGATAAGTTAGGCAACCAAGAAGAAACCATTGGTTTTAAACTGGCTGACGGTACGGTGCGATTGGCTGATAAAGGGTTTGATTATAATGTGGGGCGTTTAACCTATAAGCCGAATTTGGATTTATACCCTGAAAAGCTGGCTTACCAATTTGCCAAAGCAGAAATGAGCGGTGGTGAATTTAAGCAGGCGTTTAACAAGTTAGAAGAGGCTGTGGCACTTGCCAAAGATGGGGCGAAAAAACTCTCGCCCGATGAGATGGTCAAAGTGCGAAATTCCCTTAATCAAAACTTTAAATTTGCTGCTGGTCGGTTAAGTGAGGAAACTCAGCAGAAGATTGGCAGTAAAGCCGGCACGGTATGGCTTTCGGATGACACACTGATTAAGCAGTTTAATAGCCGTGAGGGGCAGGATTTTGGGCTTGATGTGTATGCAAATATTCCCGATGTAATTTTTCAGCCTAATCATATTTTGCAAGAAGGCAAAAATTTCAGCTTTATACGAAACTTTGAGCATTATCGTATTCTTGTTGTGGTGAAATACTTAGAAGAGTTTGGTGAATTATTTCTGGTATCAACAAGGGAGATTGGACAAAAAGAATTGGATAAGCTGCTGTTGAAAAATACGGTTATTAGGTAAGGCTCCCGGTCACTTACACACGCTCTCGGTCATTTGAGCAGGACTTGCCATCTCAAATAGGCTGCGGCAGGGAGATTATCACCGCTTTTCTAATAACCGTAAAAGGAATATACCCCTGTTTACTTTAAAAATCAACTTACAAGGTTAAAAATGGTTGAAATCCAAATCCACGGCATTGATGAAATTATTGCCACACTTAATCGTATAGTGTCAAAAACGGCAAATAAAACCGACTTGATGCGGAATATTGCCGGCACAATGGAATCGGCAGTGCTGACGAATTTTGATGAGGGTGGTCGCCCGAAATGGCTGGGTATAAAACATCGGCAAGGCACGCCGCTAGTTGATACGGAAAATTTAATGGGCAGTATTACTAGCGATTATGACAATGATTCGGCGATTGTTGGCACGAATGAGCCTTATGCAGCCATTCATCAATTTGGTGGTATGGCTGGACGTGGGCGTAAAGTAAAAATTGAAGCCCGCCCGTTTTTACAATTAACCTCGCAAGACAGGCAAGATATCTTGGACGATGTGCAAGCCTACTGGCAAAAACTGCTGGATTAAGCGATAAGATAATCGCCACAGATAGCTCCTAAATCGCTCTCTGTGGCGTTTTTGTTTTATGTGGTACGATTTATCATTCCAACTTTTTTAAAATTTTTTAAAACGGATTTAAAGCGTTTTAAAATGGGTTACATTCCTCGCTGAATACAAGCGGTTGTTTTTTTCTGAAAATTTGCAACTTGTGGAAGTTGCTCCCCGTTACTCTTTCCTCTCAATCCCCTATTCTCTAACCTCAATATTGTATTTGAGGTGTTTTGTGTTTACGCAGAAATTCAAACTAAACCCGATTGCGTGTAGTTTCCAGCTTGACGAGGAAGCGAATGGTCGTATCCAGCTTTTTCCTTATGGTTGGTTTTACCCGCAAGACGGGCGTGAGGGAGGTTGGTATGTAGATGATTCAAACGGTTATCAGCTTGCTGATGACATCAATAATTTGACAATCCGACTAATGATTGATTATGAGCATCAAACCCTTTATGTGGCAACCAATGGCAAGGGCAACCCTGCTGCCGGTTGGATGGTGAAAGCAGAATATATTTCAGGGCAAGGCATTTTTGTACAGGTGAAGTGGACGGAAAAAGCCACCGCTGAAATTAAAAATGGCGAATACCGTTACCTTTCTCCGCTGTTTTTAGCAGACAAACCGCTACAAACTTTGCTTAAAAGAGCTGGAAAACATCTCTAAGGGCGTAGTGTCGTTAGCGGTTGATGAAACCAATGAGGAAGAATCGGCTATTAGAGCAGATTCGCCGACCACCGTCAGGCGGGAATAAAAATGACTTCCGCCAATGGGCAGAAAGCGTTGATGGCGTAACCTCTGCGTTTGTTTATCCATTACGGCGTGGCGAGGGTACGGTAGATATTGCAATCACCTCAGGTGATACCGTGCCAAGTGATGAAATCGTGCGAGCAACTCAAGCTTATATTGATGAAGTCCGCCCTGTTACGGCTAAATCGGTTTATGTACTTAAGCCAGTTGAAAAACGGGTCAATTTTAACATCAAAGTGCAACTTGATACGGATACGACGCTTGATGGTGTAAAAGCGGAAATCGAAAACGCTTTAGAGAATTATTTTTTATCACTCAAACCTGCTGACACCTTAATTATTTCGCAAATTGAGGCAGTAATTAGTGATTTAGTGGGCGTAGTAGATCGTGAGATTGTACAGCCAACCAGAAACCAAACGATTGATGCCTACCGTGAAATGGGCTGGTTCAGATTGGGTGATGTAACTGTGGAGTTGATGTGATGGTAACGATTAACTCTAAACACGGCAAGGCATTGGGCGGTTTATTACCGCCTGTATCGTATGACCCAAACGGCAGATGGCTAGCGTTATCCCTTGAAGTTGAGGGGAGAGAGCTAGACCACATTGATGCGAGAGCCAAGACTTTAATCGATGCCGTTGATGTATCAACAGGCATTTTTATTAATGATTGGGAGCGGGTCTGTGGCTTAACGGCGAATAGCTCACTACCGCTTGAAACCCGAATTGAGCGTGTGATTGCAAAGCTGAATCAGTTGGGTGGATTGTCGATAGGCTATATCACTCAAGTGGCCAAAGAGCTTGGATATTGCATCAAAATTAGTGAGCCACAACCCTTTATTGCTGGGCTAAGCCGAGCTGGGGATATGTTATGGCATAAAGACATTATGTGGACATTTTTTGTGGATGTTTGCAACCCCACAGATGATTACAAGCGTTTTAGAGCAAGCGTGTCAATGGCTGGCGATGCGTTAATGGGACGATACAAAGACCCAATTTTAGAAAGTCTACTTGAAGAGGTAAAACCTGCATTTAGCCGTGTGTGGGTAAGATATTTAGGAGATATTGAATGAAACAAGTGATGAATCCGATTAATACCCCAACACAGCGTTTTAAAGATGGCAACCCTGCCACTGGTGAATATGGCACGATTGTGACTGCTGAATTTTTGAATAACGTCCAAGATTCGGTCATTAACACCCAACAAGAATTGCACAGTGTACTTGCTGAAGCAGGAATCGAAGCAAATGACGAACAAGTTAATCAGGTGGCTAAAGCAATCAAGAAAATTGCGGGCGATGCTACTCGTGATAATTTTAACGCATTAGCCAACCCTGATGGTTACAAACACATCGGTCGCTGCAAATCGGTTGCGGAGTTACGTACTATCCGCCCAACGGAACACGGTCAGCGTATTTTGGTGGATGCTTACTATGAGGACGGCACAACAGGCGGTGGGGAGTTTGTGGCTGATTTGCAGGATTTAGTTACGCCTGATGATGGTGGGGTTTGTTTTGTTGTGAATAATAATGGGGGGCGGTGGAAGCGTGTTGACCTTTCACATCTTACATTATTTGATTTTGGGGCCGTCGGTGACGGGGTAACAAATGATGAATCAGCATTTGTAAATGCTATGAGATATTCTCAATTTTTTATCGAAAACGGTACATTTCGTATCAACAATGCCGTTAATTCTGTTCGCGATAATGTGAAAATTTTGGGCAATAAGACCGGCAAATTAGTATTAGGTGCAGGTATCCAGCAAGCAGGGGCCGAAGTTTTTAATATTAATCACAGCAATTATTTTATCTCGGGTTTTTGTATTGAAACACCGAACAAAGCAATTGGTATTCGATTTAAGTCTTTGGATGATGCTGGTGTTAAAAATCTCCATATTGACAATGTTGTGTTTAATGGCACCTTCTACGGGGTCAGGGCAGGTGAAAGTATTCAGGCGGATACTAATTACCCAACTGATAATGTGATTGTACAAAACTGCCAATCGTATTGTGGTTCAGGTAATGCGGGACATTATCTCTGCACCAAAGTTAAAGGTGTGCTATTTTTTAACAATATAGCAATTGGAGGTCGCAATGTATCAGCTTACGGTGCAACATCTTGCTCTGATATTTTCATTTTTGGTAATCGTGAACAGGGGATGGCAGTGACGACAGTCGATGTGGAAGCGGGCGTACAAGTGGAAGATGTACAAACTGGCGAATGTGTGGTAGCGAATAATATTTTCAGCCACGATATTTGGATGTCTGGTGCTAAAAATGCCATTATCAACAGTAACCTCTGCCGTCGCTTGCGTGTCACATCAGGTAATCCGACTGACACAGGCAGCAACAATGTAGAATTTTCAAATAATCAAGCAAAATCTATTGCAATATCGAAATATGGTTCTTTCGATAATCCTTCATTGTTTATTGATAATATCAATTTTATTAATAACATTTTGGAGCCCAGTGAATTTAATCAAGATGTGTATATTGACGGGACAATTTTAAAACAGTGCCAATTTATTAATAATCGTTGTATTAGCAAGTCTAAGCAATATTCTGTCAGACTTGCTCGCAATAATCCGTTCTTAAATTTAACATTTAAGAGTAATAAATTATCGGACAATCCTGCGATTATATCAGGTAAGCAAGGTGTTATTTTCTGCGATGATTTGAGCTTAGGAGTAAATAAGCACAGATTAAGATTGCGATTTTCATCGCCGATTAATTTTACTGTTAATCAAGAATGGCAAAAAATGCCGTTTGACAGAGTGTTAAATGATATCAATGGTCATGTTGATATTGTCAGTGGTCAATTTATTGCAAGGACAGGCGGCACTTTTCATTTAAAAGGTAAAATAACGGTTACAAATTCATCGGAAGATGTGCTGAATTTATATCAACTCAGGCTGTTAATAAATAACGAAGAGAAAGAAAGACTGATTAATCAAAGTGTTTCACCTAAAAACAGCAAATCAAATACAAATGGTATGACAACAATCAATTTTGATACTGTAGTTGATTTAAAAGTAGGTGACATTGTTGATTTGCAGTATAAAACAACGCATGAGTTGACATTACTGTCAGACTCATTTTTATCTCAAATTTATGTGACTCAGGAGTTTTAAGTGACTAAAAAACACTACTGCACAGGCTGGCGTAATGCGCCAGCCAATATCAATAGTTGCTGTCATCAGCATGACCGAGACTACGGTATCAAGGGCACAGTCAGCCGAGCCGAAGCCGACAAGCGGTTAAGACATTGCTTAATTTCGCAAGGGAATCCGATTAAGGCGTGGGTGTTTTGGGTTGTGGTGAGGTTGTTTGGGTGGATTTATTACAAGGAGAAAAATATCAATGGAAAGTCATAA